AGTGTAAGTGTTCAATGCCAATATGTGTTTGAACATGGAATGTGATAATCCCAACATGTGATTGATAGCAGCCTGAGTCATACGACTGTCTCCTTGGCTCTCATCAGTGATCTCTTGTTCACTGTCATTGATAAAGTATCTCAGAGTGTTGGGACGTCTTCCCCTTTCAATGCGATATTTTATACCATCTTTCTCAAAAGTTAATGTGACCAACATGTTTTTATTGTTGGTCTTGTTGACTAAATTTTCTCTGCGTATTTTTGTGAGTGCTTCTCCAAACAAACCATAACTCAGTGCATTGATCAGTGTGGTTTTACCAGTGCCGTTTCTGCTGCCAGCATCATCTCCACCTTGATCCAAATTCTCTCCCAACACCAGGGTAAGTCTTTGATTGTCAAAATCCACTCCTTGGGTTTGATTGCCCACACTCATGAAATTTTTAACTGTTAGACTCTTAATTTTTATCATTGTAGATCTCTGTAAATTTCCAGCAGTGTATTTTTGTTGTAACTGTCGGATTCTATGGCATTGATTTCTTTGCTGACTATTTCATCCACAGATTCAAAACGAGTGATATCCAATGTACTGGTCATTTCATCGTCTTTTTTGCCTGGAATTAATACAATCTCTCTACAGTTGTAATCTTTTATAAAAGTTTCTTTGATAAAGCTGGCTTCTTCATAGCTAATGTCTATGTCCAGTGTGACCTGCAAATGCATTTTGGGTTTGATAATATTTTTGGCATTATTCAATAGCTCTCCGAGATTAACTTTTAGATATCTAGGACAATTGAACCAGTTGATATATCTGGGAGTACCACCATGTTCCATAATCATCATGCCTCGTTGATCATCATTCACGTCAGCATAGTTGTGTGGCATAGGATTACCTATGTAATGTATATTTTTTGCTGTTTGACGTTTGTGAAAATGTCCAGTGAACACATATTCTTGACTCACAAAGTCACCAGTCTGTATCAATCCCGTGTCTGGCATCTCTATCATGGCATTCATCAAAAAGTGTGGCAATTCAAAGTGACCAAACATATATCTACTTTTGATTTTTTTAATTTGTTTGTATTCATCACCCACCAACCAAGGCACCAAAGTGACATCATCTATGGTGGTGGTTTCTGTGACCACAGTGATGCCTGGAATAAATCTAGCAAACTCCACTGAATGAATATCTCGTTTGTCTTTGTAATATAAATCGTGATTACCAGGAAAGAAATAAAATTTTTCAAATGCTTTGCCCAGTTTTTCCAAACATTTGATGGAAATATCCATGGTCATCAAGTTCAATGAATTTCTATTGTGATGCCAATCACCACAGAATATACCAGTTTCGCAATTGTTTTGTTTGGCTTGGTCTATGTACCAGTCCACAAATTCTTCGCAGTCCTGATTGTGTATCACACTGTTGCTTTTTAACCCAAAGTGTATGTCAGTGAACACTGCTGCTTTTTTAAACATTCAAATATCTTCCTTTAAATTGATATTGTAAGGCAAAAATCAAAATAAGTCAATCTTTTAGGATTTCTTTTTAAATTCTCGATCAATGGCTTTGTCGTATGACTCTTTGTTCTGTCTAGTGGAACTAGGCATCATATCGTTCATTTCCATAATATCATCTCTAATATTTTGATTTCTTTTTTCGATATTGATAATTCTCACAAATGAATTGGTCACTGCTGCTGTGTAATATGCAAATGGATTGTTAGACTTTGATTCATCAAATTGCAATCCAATTTGAGTCAGTTGCAGTATGGCCTGTCCTTGCATTTCATCATTGTAAGTGTAACCTCTCACATTGCCTCGGGTTCCATATCGTTCACATAGTTTCATCCACATCATGGCCAACTTGGCAGTGGGTTTTCCACCTATTTTAGTAAACTTACCATTGTGCAAGCCACCTTCCCAATGACTTTTGCCCACGCACACAAGATTTTCTTTTTCATCATACTTCCAATGTTGGAAGGCAGGAAAGTTTACTTTAACTTTAGAGTCTGCTGAACTTTTGGGATTTTTTTTGCGTCCAGGTTCATTGGGTATGTGATCATAGGTCATCACTCTAAACACCAAATCTTCTTTCTTAATTTTTTTATAATCCACTTCGCACTCAGACAACTTAACTTTTGGATCCACTGCTTTGCGTTTTTCAAACTCTTCCTGAGACAATCGTTTGGCTCTAGCACGTTTAGCTTCTGCTATGGTTCTAACATTGATACGCTCCAATGAGGACACAATAGCATCGTATCTGTGATGTTCGTCTTTGATATAACTGCAATAACTGTTCTTGGACTTATGTATTTCTTCCAGTAGATCTTTGTTATTAAGATAGTTGACTTTTTTCATGCAAATCCTATGTAATTAGCCTTCAGTATAAACTACGCAGTTAATTTTGTCAATAAATACTTAAGAAAAGGTAACCATATGGCAATACCAGATTATTCAAGTCAGTACTCACAAAAAAACGGAGCATCCTATGTGAATGACCTTGTGGGCAGCGATCCCACCAGCATCACAGGCTATGCTAGCAAAGCAGCCGCTGCGGTTACAGATTTTGCCAATCCACAAAATTTTGGATCAATCACCAGATCTGTGGGAGCCAGTTTACCATTTAATGGCATGGCAGCATCAAAATCATTGACTCAAGCTCAAGGTGCCAGCAAACCTGGTGAACAGGATTGGCGTGTTAAATTAAGTGTGCCAGATAATTTTAGATCCAGTCCTTTAATAGAACCGTTGCTTAAAACTGGAGGATTTACTTTTCCGTTCACACCATCAATCATCATGAGTCAATCAGCCAACTACACAGGTCATAATCCTGCACATACCAATTATGCAATGAATTCTTTTAATTACAGCAACGTAGAACAAATAACAATTAATGGAGATTTTTTTGTGCAGAATGGTTTGGAAGCACAATATTGGATAGCTGCAGTACATTATTTGAGAAGTGTTACTAAAATGCGTTATGGAGAAGGTAGTTCAGATGCGGGATCTCCACCACCGGTGGTTTTATTGAATGGTTATGGAGATTTTGTTTTTAAAAATCTTCCTGTGGTGGTATCAAATTTTCAGGTGGAGTTGCCTGCAGATGTGGATTATATCAGCGCCGAACTGTCAAATGCAGGAGATGCTGCATACACTGATTATGGACCAGGTGCTGCTACTGAAACCAAATCCAATGTGGGATGGGCACCAGCACAGAGTCAACTCACAGTGCAATTAATGCCACAATTTAGCAGAGCATCTGTGTCACAATTTAATATGGATGATTTTGTGAACGGCAAATATGTTAGAGGCTCTGGAGGATTTATCTAATGGTTAATTACAAAGGAACCAGTCCTTGGTTTGCAACACCGTTGGTGAATGATCAATATTTGGATTTACTTTCTATCAGACCCATTCCAGCCACAGCAGATGATGTGTTATGGACAGTGTCAGTGCAATACAATCACAGACCAGATCTGTTGGCATATGACTTGTACGGATCTTCCAAACTGTGGTGGGTGTTTGCACAGAGAAACATGGATACAATCAAAGATCCCATATATGACTTGGTTGCAGGTTTAAAAATTTATCTTCCACAAGGACCCAAACTAAGACAATCTTTAGGAATATAATCCATGCCTATAGATGCCACTAATAATATAACAGTTCGATCCCCAGGAGATACATTTGGATCTTCCACAGAAGATGAAATTCAAAGAACCACAGTGGATGCCAACAACGCTGAGTTATTTCCCAATAAAATTCCTAATCCTTTACACAATTATAATTCATTCAACACCATATTCACTCTAGCATGTCTTACTCCGGAAGAAATGAATTTTCCGTATAGACTGCGTGTGCAATCTCCCTCAGTAACTATTTTACGCAGTGGTGGATCTGGAGTTTCTAAACTTTCCACATTGTATGATTTGGATTTTGATGGTGGTGGATCCACTGGAATTCGTAGAGAATATTTTATTAATAATGTTCAAATTAAATCATACTTGGCTCCCAGTGAAAAAAGCATGACCAATGCCAACAAAATAGATTTCACAGTGTTTGAACCTTACAGCATGGGAACTTTTATAGAGACCATTAGACTGTGTGCTGTGAAAGCAGGCTATAAAAATTATACTCAAGCACCTTATTGTCTTATTATGGAATTTGTAGGAATAGATTTAAACAATAAATTAGTGAACATAACTGATCAAAACAGCAGCAGCACCAAAAGAATCATACCCATACTGTTTTCTCAAATTAATTTTACTGCTGATCAATCAGGAGCCACGTATCAAGTGAGTGCCATAGCACAAAGCGAATATGCCATGCGTAATACAGTTCAAAGTATTCCAAATGATGTGACTCTTCGTGGATTTACAGTTCAACATTTTTTGCAGAATTATTTGCAACAGGAACTCAACAAAGATAAACAAAAGAAAAATAAACAGGATCAAAAAAAACCCACAATAATTGATGATATTATTATTAATTTTCCCAAACAAGATCAATTAAATTCACAGAGTACTAGAACTGGGTTTTCCAAACAATCCGACAAAGCCACGTATGACCCTAATGAACAAAGAACACAACTAGTGGGCACAGGCACAGAAGTGTTCAGCTACAATACAGGTATATCATATTTTCAATCAATTGAGTCAATGAATAATATTGGTAAAGCAAAAATGAATTTTACAGATGATCAAACAAAAAATGTTTTAACTGACGATGAAAAAACACTTTGGGACAGCAAGAAAAAAATATCAAAAGCTAGTCAAATAAAATCAACCAAAGAAGGATCGTTGGCATTTAAAAAAATGGCACGCATAGAAGACATAATCACTAACGTGATACTATACAGCGATTATGCCACATCTTTGTTGGGAGACAGTGATGCTAACGGATTCAAAAACTGGTTCAAAGTGGTTCCCAGAGTGTTTTATATCAATGATCCTGAAATATTGGAAAAAACAGCAGCTTATCCTAAATTGATTGTGTTTGATGTGATTGAACACAAAGTGCATGAATCACTGTTTGTTAAACCTAATAAAAAAACCAACGTGCAAAAAATCAATAACTTTGTTGTGAAAGAATATGATTATCTGTTTACAGGAAAAAATTTAGACGTGTTAAAATTTGACATACAAATTAACACTGCATTGGTTGCACAATTGCCCAGCGATCATGCCGATTCCAAAGAAGATCCCAATAAAAAAACCAAAGCTGAAAAAGAAACACAGTCCAATATAGACAACAGCAAGGGTGATACCATAAAGAACAACACAGGATCTGGAATATCAGTGACCAATATGTTTTACAGTCCTAGAAAAGCCACCATGGAAGCCGTGGGTGAACTGAGCACCGAACAAAAATTAGCATTGGAATTTCATGATTTTATAACCACAGGAGGAATTGCATTTGCACAGGCAAATTTGACCATACTGGGTGATCCTTATTTTATTGCTGACAGCGGCATAGGCAATTACTATGCACAAATGGCAAAAAATGCAAATGGAACCATTTCATTTATCAACAAAGACGGCAGTATGGATCCAAACTTTACCACCATATACATTGTGTTGAACTTTAGAACTCCCATTGATTACGCCAGCAACGGACAAACCATATTCAAAGACACAGCCAGTCAATTGAATAAAAATTTTGTAAAATTGGATCAATTCAGCGGAGTGTTTAGAGTGAGCGAATTGGAAAATATTTTTGAAAATGGTGTATTTAGACAGGAATTACAATTACAAAGAGTTGCCAATCAAGAAATTCCAAAAGAAAAAGGAAAATCCACAGGTTCTTTTTTAAAAGAGGATATTCCATCAACTGACAACACAGGTGATTATCGATAATGTTTTCCATAGATAAAAGATCTGGCAAAAATAGAATAATGAAAAGTCCTGGACCTTATGAGGCCGTGGTAACCAGTCATTTGGATGGCAAATATTCCGGCACACTGGAAGTAGAGTTGTTAAGGTCCAATGATCCAGGCAACGAAACAGATGCAGTGAATCAGCGTGTGCAAGTCAGATATCTAAATCCATTCTATGGCGTGACCAATTACGATGGTGTGACTAAAAATAATGATTATGCCAGCAGCCAACAAAGTTATGGTATGTGGTTCATACCACCAGACTTAGGCAACACAGTGCTGGTGATATTTGTGGAAGGCAACATCAACAAAGGTTATTGGTTTGGTTGTGTGCAGGCAGAAAATCAAAATTTTATGATTCCAGATGGTAGAGCTGCAACCACATACACAGATATTACTGACAATGAAGATTTAGCAGGTAAAAAATTACCTGTGGGTGAATACAACAAAGAACTATTGGAAAATTTAAAAAACTTAACTGATTCCACTAAAAATTTAAAACCTATCAATCAACAATTTGTGGATATATTGAACAATCAAGGATTGCTGGAAGATGAAACCAGAGGGTTAACAACCAGCAGTGCAAGACGAGAAGCACCCAGTATGGTGTTTGGAGTGAGCACTCCAGGACCATTGGACAAACGCGGCAATGCCAGAGGCAAAGGTGGTAGATATTATTCTAGATTGGGTGGCAGCAGTATTGTAATGGATGATGGAGATGATAAATTTTTGCGTAAAACTTCAGCTGCTGAAGGTCCTTCAGACTATGTGAATAAAATCACTGCTGATGAAGAAGAAACAGCAGATGAAACCATACCTCACAATGAATTAGTACGTATTAGAACCAGAACAGGTCATCAAATATTGTTGCACAATTCAGAAGATTTGATCTACATTGGCAATGCCAAAGGTACCACTTGGATAGAATTAACAGCCAATGGCAAAATAGATGTGTATGCCAAAGACAGCATTAGTTTTCACACAGAAACAGATTTTAATTTTAAGGCTAACAGAGATGTGAATATTGAAGCGGATCGCAATGTGAATATCAAAGCATTGAACAATGTGCAAATAGAAAGCAGTCAAAATTTAAATCTAGTGATAGGTGCTGATGGGTTTATAACCACAGGATCTAATTTGAATGTGAACAGTGCCAATAATTATTTCACATCTACCAGTGAAACTCATATTAAAAGTGATGTTCAATACAGTTCAGGATCAGCAGCCTATTCAAATTTTCCAACAGGCGGAACAGCTGACGCTACCGCTGCAGGCAGTGCTTCCACTCTCAACACATTTACTAATCCTGGAGAAAATTTAGAAAACATAATGAAACGTGTGCCACAGCATGAACCTTGGCCACAGCATGAAAACTTAAATCCCAATAATGTTAGTAATAATTTAACAGACAGAGAAAATCCTGACAATATCATCGATTCCTCTTTAACTCAGATAAAAGACACTTTTACAAAAAATTAACGAATAAATATTCATATGAGCACCAAAGAAAAAAAACTATACAAAGACATCACAGTCCGAGCCAATAAAGCACCCTCAGCACCTTTGGGTCCTAGAGCCTACAGAGGCACCAGCACTGTGGATCCCAATGCCAACAGTTTTAATCTGTATGACATAGCACTGATCAAGCAAGATCTAATCAATTACTTTCATATACGCCAAGGGGAAAAATTAGAAAATCCTGAATTTGGTACCATTATTTGGGACGCACTGTTTGAACCTTTGACAGAAAGTATGAAACAAGCCATCATTAATAATGTCACACAGATCGTTAACTACGACCCCAGAGTACAAGTAAACAGTGTGATTGTGGACTCTTATGAGAGTGGCATACAAATTGAGTGTGAACTTACCTACCTTCCTTACAATATTTCCCAAAGTATGCGTTTAAAATTTGATGAAAACCAAGGATTAATCAGCTAGAATTAACTGAGCATTTAATCAAACCTAATAAATAAGTTCATACAATGGAAACTTATGTCATCCACAGATAGATTAAACAGATTATTGCTGGCAGAGGACTGGAAAAAAGTCTATCAGAGTTTTAGAAACGCCGATTTCAAAAGCTACGATTTTGACAATTTACGCAGATCCATGATCAACTATCTGCGACAAAACTATCCTGAAGATTTCAACGATTATTTAGAGAGCAGTGAATACTTGGCACTGATTGATCTGATTGCTTTCTTGGGGCAAAATATTGCTTTTAGAATTGATCTGAATGCCAGAGAAAACTTTATTGAATTGGCTGAACGCAGAGAATCTGTGTTGCGTCTTGCTAGATTGCTGAGCTACAATGCCAAAAGAAATCAAGCAGCCAATGGATTATTAAAAATAGAATCAGTTACAACCACAGAAGAGATCATTGACAGCAACAATGTGAACCTCAGCAATCAAACTATCATATGGAATGATCCCAGCAATGAAGATTGGTATGAACAATTTGTTAAAGTAATGAACGCTGTGTTGCCAGTGAACACCAAAGTGGGAAGACCCAGCAAAACAGACACAGTGAATGGAATTCCTGTGGAACTATATCAATTTAATTCTAATTTACAAGAAGTACCAGTGTTTTCATTCACAAAAAGTATTGATGGAAGAAACACAGCATTTGAAATTGTGAGTGTGGATTTGAATGATGGTACTGTGGAAGAACTAGCACCATTGCCCACAAATAAATTAGCGTTCATTTACAAAGATGACGGTAGAGGCAATGCTAGTACCAACACAGGATTCTTTTTTCATTTTAGACAAGGTGTACTGCAACAAGGAGAATTCAATGTGAATTTGTCCATTCCCAATCAAATTGTATCCATAGACGCCACAAATATTAACCAATCAGATGTTTGGTTGTATTCACTAGACACTAATCAAACAGAAAAAGAATTATGGACCAAAGTAAGCGCCACTGAAGGCAACAATGTGATCTACAACAGCACTGCCAAGTCTATTAGAAATATTTACAGTGTGATCACAAGAACTGAAGACAGAATTAATTTACAATTTGCTGACGGAACATTTGGCAATTTGCCCAAAGGTGCTTTTAGAATCTATTACAGAACCAGCGACAATAGACAATTTAAAATTGTGCCAGGAGATATGACTAATATTCAAATTGTTGTGCCTTATGTCAGCACAGCTGGTAAAGATGAAACATTGACCATTGTTCTAGCATTGCAATACACAGTGGACAATGCCACAAATTCTGAATCGGATGCTTCTATCAAAACCAATGCACCATCCACATATTACACACAGAATAGAATGATCACTGGAGAAGACTACAACGTGGCTCCACTGGCTGTAAATCAAGAAATTATAAAAATTAAATCAGTAAATCGAGTATCCAGCGGCATATCAAGATACTTTGATCTGTTAGATGCCACAGGCAAATACAGCAGCACTAATTTGTACGGCAAAGACGGAATAATTTACAAAGAAACCATCAACGATGGTCTTACTTTCAGTTATGTGAGCAGAACAGACATTGAAGGCATAATCAATAATTCCATTGAACCTATTTTATCCAACACCAAATTGTTTAATTTTTATTTGAATAATTTTAACAAAATATTAATCACAGATATTGTGATAACTTGGATTCAAACAACTAAAGACACTAATTTAAGCACAGGATATTTGACAGATCCAGAAGACAATGTGTTAGAAGTGAGTTCTTTTACAGATAGCATATTAAGATATTTGGAAATAGGTGCTAAATTAAAATTTGAAGCACCGGCTGGAAAATATTTCACAGTGGATGGAAAACTATTGTCAGGATCTCCTGTAGAGATTGGTGACAGCACAGTGAGATGGACCACAGTGATCAATGTGATTGATAATGGCACAGTGACTCAGGCTGATGATTCAGGACCTATCATATTCAATGATGTGATACCCACAGGTGCTGTGCTGGTTGAAATTTTAGCTAAATTTACCAAATATTTGACAGCAGATGTTAAACTTCAAATGTTGGATGAAATATTTGCCAACAATACTTTTGGTTTAAGATATAATGTGGATACTAGAACCTGGGATATCATTGATGAAAACAATCTAAATCTTTACGGTGATTTCAGCACTGGTAAAACAGGTGACATCAGCAATCAACAATTGGATGCCAGCTGGTTATTATTGTTTACCACAGATACAGAGCTGTACACAGTGACTTACAGAGGTGTAAGATATGTGTTTGAGAGTGACAAAGAAATTCGTTTTTACTATGACAGCACAGATAAAAATTACAACACAACCAGCGGTAAAGTGATCAAAGACAAGATCACAGTGTTAAGCATCAATAATGCTCCAGATTCATTTGAAGCATTAAAACAAGACATTGCTTGGCAAGTAGTGGCAGAATATCGTGATGCTCAAGGATATGTAGATAGTAAAAAAATTGAAATAACTTTCTTTGATTCAGATGATGATGGGTTAATGGATGATCCTGAATCATTTGATAATTTAATTCCCGCAAACAATTACATCTATCAAAAGAAAATAATCACCACAGATGGTGTGGAAGACTATCGTTATGTGAATGCTGTGGATGAAAATATTGTGGCTGTACAAAATGTGGCTTCTATAGGTTCTTATCATGATTACACTGAAAATACTAATTTTTATATCACGGAAGACAATGTGTTTAAAACTTTAAATGTTGCCACAACCACATTAAGCGATAATTCAGATTACAAAGCCTTCACAGGTAGAAGTGACTTAAAATTTCAATATGTACACAGCACAGATGTAACCAATAGAATCGATCCTAGCGTAACTAACATAATTGACATATATCTATTAACTAGAACTTATGACAGTGATTTTAGATCTTATCTAGATGGAAATGTTGATTCTAAACCATTACCAATGAGTTCAGACAGCATGTATAATAATTTTGGCAAACAGATTAATCTAATCAAATCTATCAGTGATGAAGTGATATATCATCCAGTCAAATACAAAATATTATTTGGAAACAAATCTGAATCTAAATTCCAAGCAGTGTTTAAAGTGGTTAAAAATTCCAGTGAAGTGGTCAATGATGATGATGTAAAAGTTAGAGTTATTGAAGCCATCAACGAATATTTTGCTTTGGAAAATTGGGATTTTGGTGATATATTTTATTTTTCAGAATTAAGTGCTTACGTTATGAATCAGTTGGCACCCGACATAGTAACTTTTGTAATAGTGCCAGACCAAGCCACACAGACGTTTGGCAGTTTGTTTGAAATCAAATCTGAAAGTGATGAAATTTTTATAAGTGGCGCAACGGTTGACGACGTTGAAATAATTGATGCTGTAACGGCTTCAAGATTAAAAGCCAGTGGCACTGTGGTTTCATCCACATCCACTAGCAACGTAGGTATAACCAGTACTGCCACTTCTAGTGGGAGTACAGTTTAATGGCATACAATAACGATCAAGAAGAATTTCCACTTCCAGTAAACAATCAAACAGAGACAGAAAGAAACTCTGCTAATCTACTACCTCGATTTTTTAGAACTCCCACAAATAAAAAGTTTTTATACAGCACATTGGATCAGTTATTATCTCCAGGCACTGTGGAAAAAATTAGTGCGTTCTATGGTAGAAAAACTGCCAAAGCATTCACACTTGATGACAATTATATAGAAGAAGTGACTGATGATAGACAAAACTATCAATTGGAACCTGTGGTATTGAGCAAAGACGCATTAGGCAATGTCTCTTTTTACAAAGATTACGTGGACTATGTTAATCAAATCAAAACATTGGGTGGCAACACAGACAACCACAGCAGTTTGAATGCTCAAGAATATTACAGTTGGAATCCACACATTGATTGGGACAAGTTTGTTAATTTTAGAGAATACTATTGGTTGCCACAAGGCCCAGAGACTGTCACAATCACAGGTCAACAACAACAATTACAAAGCACTTACACAGTGAGATTGGCTGATAATTTGGACAATTATGCTTATGTATTAACTCCAGATGGACAGACACAAAACGCCACCATTACTTTGTACAAAGGAATCACTTATAAGTTTGATATAGATACTGCAGGAATGCCTTTCACAATCAAGACAGCCAGAACATTGGATGAAGATTTTCTTTACAATGAAGGAGTGGATCAACAATCCATAGAAAAAGGCACTATCACATTTGAAGTGGGCATAAACGCACCTGACACTTTATATTATGTGTCTAAAAATGATATCAATGCTTATGGATTGATTAAAATTGCCAGTATTGAAGAAAATAGTATTATAAATGTTGAAAAAGACATTGTTGGCAAAAAAACATTCACATTAAAAAATGGCACAGCATTATCCAATGGAATGAAGATTAATTTTAAAGGATTGGTCACTCCAGAAAAATATGCCACAGATGAATGGTATGTGGAAGGTGTGGGAGAAGCCATAGTATTGATCAAAGAACAAGATTTACAAGTGCCCAATGACATTGCTGATGAAAATTTAGAAGGATTTGACGCAGAAAACTTTGATAAGGTCACTTATGAAATTGATGATCCTAACAGAGATATCAAAGATTATATTGTCATCAAAAGAAGTTCACCAGATCAAAACCCTTGGACCAGAGCCAACAAATGGATACACAAATCTGTGCTTCAAATAGTGGCTGACTACAATGGAACCACATTGGACACCGATGAAACACAAAGAGCCAAGCGTCCTATCATAGAATTTGAATCAGGATTAAAATTATACAAATTTGGAACTCAAGCCAAACCATATGTGGATGTGGTAGATACATTTACCACAGATGTTTTTTCTGATATAGAAGGTGCCACAGGATATAATGTGGATGGTATAGATTTAGTGAATGGTATGAGAATATTAATCACTGCTGACACTGATGTTCTAGTTAAGAATAGAATATTCACAGTAAAAATTATTAATTTTGGTGGTGATGGAGATCCTACCAACAAACAAATTTCTTTAGTGGACACAGATGACACTCAACCCATGACAGGTGATGTGGTATTAGTTGACAGCGGAGTAGAAAATCAAGGCAAAATGTACTACTATGATGGAACCGCGTGGAATGTGACTCAAGAAAAAACAAAAGTCAATCAATCACCATTGTTTGATTTGTTTGATGAAAATGGAATTAGTTTTAGTGATGGTGAAACTTATCTTAGCACTAATTTTTTAGGCAATAAACTTTTCAGTTACAGAAAAGGCACAGGCACTGTGGACACAGAATTAGGATTTGCTCTTTCTTATAGAAACGTTAACAATGTGGGTGATATTGTGTTTGATTTTAATCTATTATCTGAATCTTTCACATATCAATTACAGGATCAATTGGTAACTCAAAATACTGATGTGGGTTATTTAAAAAAGTACACAGATAGAACCACGAATACCACAGTTACTGGATGGATCAAAGCACAAGCTCTTAGCAAACAGTTGGTAGTGAGACAATACACAGGCTTGGAACAAGTCAACAGATTTGCTGTGGATGTGTATGATCAAAGCGGAACTCTTACAGATTTAAAATTAAAAGTTTATGTAAACAATGTATTAAAAAAAGAAACAACGGATTATACCGTTGTTAACAGCAACAATGTATCATATGTTCAGTTGAACAGTGCGTTGTCCACCACAGATTCAATTGTTATTAAATCACACAGCTCTGCTGTGAAAAATGCCAATGGTTATTATGAAATGGCCATAAATTTAGAAAGTAATCCTTTCAATGACAACCTTAATGATTTTACATTTGGAGAAGTTTCCAATCATGTGGGAAGCATTGTGGAACAATTGGATAATTTTGTTGGATTCAATCCTGGCACAAATAATTTAAGAGATTTGGGACAATTGTCCACATACGGTACAAAATTTGTACAACACAGTGCTCCATTAAATTTAGCAGTATACCATGTGTCACAGAAAGAAGTAAATGTGGTTAAAGCCATAAAATTTGCTCAAAAAGAATACGACAAATTTAAAAAAACATTCTTACAAACAGCAGAAAATTCTAATTTTGATGGATCTGTGCGTGAACATATGGATCATGTGATGAAATTAATCAATGAAGACAAGAACAGCAATATGCCGTTCTACTTCAGTGACATGGTGCCTCACGGAGCAGCCAAACGCAACACATTCACTGTGTATGATGACAGCAACAAATATTTTGCTTTGAGCAAAGCATTCTCAATGAGTGTGCTTAGTACCAAAGCGGTTCAAGTTTATCTCAATGATGAACAATTAATACATGGCATTGATTACATATTCACCACAGAAAATTTCTGTTATATTACCAAAGCATTGACTGTGAATGACACAGTGGAAATATTTGAATATGAAAGCACTGATGGTAATTTTATACCACAAACTCCTACCAAACTAGGATTGTATCCAAAATTTAAACCAGAAAAATATTTGGATAATACATTAATAACTCCTGTGAATGTGATACAAGGACATGATGGCAGTATTATTGTGGCGTTTAATGATTATAGAGATGATTTATTATTAGAATTAGAAAATAGAATTTACAATAACATTAAAATTGAATTCAATAAAGATTTGCGTAATTTGTATGATTTTATTCCAGGTGTGGATAGAAACACAGGATACACTTTAGCAAGCATTAATTCCAGTATGTCTGCTGATTTTATCACATGGAACAGTGCTGTGGGCACTTTAGATTACACTGAGAATTATTTTTATGACATTGCAGATAGTTTCACTTATAACTATGCCTACATGACTGCTTATAATGGATCAAGTTTACCAGGTTTTTGGAGAGCAGTGTACAAACAAGCCTATGACACAGATAGACCACACACTCATCCTTGGGAGATGTTGGGATTTACTGAACACCCCATTTGGTGGAACACAGTGTATGGTCCAGCACCTTACACCAGTGACAACTTAATTCTTTGGGAAGATCTTCAGAATGGTGTGATCCGAGAACCAGGTAAAAAATTAGTTTATGACAGCAGATATGTGCGAACAAATCTATTAAATCATTTGCCTGTGGATGAAAATGGAGAATTATTGAGTCCGTTGGACAGTGGATATGCTGGAAACTACACAGTTAGTTTGAGCAATAGTGCATTTAAATTTGGAGATCATGCTCCAGTGGAAAATGCTTGGAGACGCAGTTCTAACTATCCATTTGCTCTGTTAAAATCCATGATATTAAACAGAACAGCACACACTGTGGCTGTGAACTTTGATGCTTCAAGAGTGGTAAGAAGTGTCACAGATGAAATAATTTACAGCACCACTAAAAAAAGAATCTCACTTAAAGATTTAGTATTCCCCAACAGTAGAGCAGATGAAAATTATGTGTTGACTTCAGGATTGGTAAATTACATCAGCAACTATATCAAAACAGATGTGCTGAACAATTATGCAAATTATCAGGATTCATTAAAAAATTTAACTCAAAATTTGGGATTCAAAGTTAAAGGATTCACTGAAAAAGAAAAATTTAAATTATTATTGGACAGCAGATCTCCGTTGAATCAAAGCAATGTATTCATACCAGATGAAAACTATGATATCTATTTAAACACCAGTTCACCCATTGATGTATTAGTATACAGTGGAGTAATTGTTGAAAAATTACCATCAGGATTCTCCATCAAAGGATATGATCAATTTGATCCAATATTTAAATACTTTGCTCCTATAAAATTACAGAATGATCCAGTGAAAAGAGTGGGCGGAGTCAGCAAATCTTATGTTCAATGGACTTCAAATCATGTATACACAGCAGGACAAATAGTTCAATATCAAAATAAATTTTATATAGTTGATAGAGATCATTTGAGTGCTTCTAAATTTGATTCCACAAAATATACCAAACTGGTGGACTTGCCTATAGAAGGTGGAGTCACTGCCACTTTTAGCAGACAATTTGAAAACAAAATCAGCACTTTAAATTATGGCACAGTGCTGCGTACTCAACAAGAAGTGGTGGATTTTTTACTGGGTTACAGCAAATATCTTGAATCCAAAGGATTTATTTTTGAAAATTTCAATCAAGATATCAATGTTGTTGAAAATTGGAGTTTGAGTGCTCAAGAATTCATGTTCTGGACCACACAGAATTGGAAAGCTGGAGCAGTGTTGTCATTAAGTCCTGCAGCCAATAAATTAAAATTACAAACCAATTATTCAGTGGCTGACAATATATTTGATAATTTTTATGATTATGCTGTGCTTAGAGCTGACGGAATTAAACTTAATAGAGAAAAAATAAGTGTTGTGCGTCAAGGCAATAATTTTTCTATGAGTGTTAAAAACACTTCAGATGGAATTTATTTTGTAAAAATTCCATTGGTACAAAAAGAACATGTGGTGGTTATTGATAATGTCACAGTGTTTAATGATGTAATTTATGATCTAGCACCAGGATACAGACAAGATAGAATCAAAGTGATAGGTTATGTGGCCAGCAATTGGGATGGATCTCTTAATGTGCCAGGATTTGTGTTTGATGAAGTAAAAATAAAACAATGGCAACCATACACAGATTATGACATGAGTGATGTGGTCAAATACAAACAATTTTATTACAGTGCCAATTCATTCATAACAGGTGATAGCACATTTATGAATGAATTGGCATCTAAACTTTCAGAAAAACCATTGTCTTCATTAAAACCAAACTTTGAATACAAAACCAATCAGTTTGGTGATTTTTATGATTTAGACACAGATAATTTTGATGTGGAACAACAAAAACTTGCTCAACATTTGATAGGTTATCAAAAGAGAGAGTACTTGCAAAACATTATCAATGATGATGTGTCACAGTACAAATTCTACCAAGGATTTTTACAAGACAAAGGAACTAAAAATGCTTTGGAAAAATTATTCAATTCATTGGCCAGTGCCAACAAAGACAGCATTGAATTCTATGAAGAATGGGCTGTTAGAACAGGTCAATATGGTGCTGCCACAGGATTCAATGAAGTGGAATACTTGTTGTCAGAAAAAAAATTTAAATTAAATCCACAACCAATAGAATTAACAGATTCAATTTCTTTTGAATCTCCCAACTTTGTTTACAAAATTAAATCAAACGAAACATATTTGGCTCCGGAAGATTATGATCATGCACCGTTCCCAACCAAGTATTTTGATGAAAGTTATGTGAAAACTGCTGGATTTGTGGATCCCAATGATGTGAATTTTACTGTTAAAAATTATGAAAACATATTGGCTTTGGACACTGCTGAGTTAGCATACAATCAATATGTTTGGGTGGGATTTGAAAAACAAAGTTGGAATGTGTACAAACACAAACAATTGTCAGATCAGGTTTCATCTGTGAGTGAAAGCAACAATCAAGTGATAGTTGAACTGGTGTCCAACACTTCTAACATACAAGTGAATGAAACTATATCAGTGACTTTGAATGGAACTGTTCAATTGTTCAAAGTAAAAACTGTGGCAGGCACCACCATTACTTGTTACAAGAATGGCACAACCAATCTTGGCAACAATGGAACATTGGGCAGATTCATCAGCATGAAATTGACCACATTATCTGAAATCAATCAAAAAATTATAGACAACGGTAAATCTGTGGGAGAATTATTGTGGATTGAAAACGATAGCAATGATCGTTGGGTTACTTTAAAAAATGTTCCTGTATGGCAAACTCATCAAGAGATAGTGAATCCAGCAGATGATTCATCAGGAGATTTTTCTAGATCCATAGCAGTGAACTTAACCAACACCACATTGGCTGTGGCAGATTTAAACAATGCTGTGTACATTTACAAAAGAGCTTCTAATTCTAATCAATATACTTTAAGTCAAAAAATTGATGCACCAACAGGATTATGGACTGGCAATGGAGATTTTGGAGCCAGCATGGATATCAGTGCTGATGGCAAGTATCTAATAGTGGGTGCTCCAGCAGCCAGCAATTTAAAAACCAATTATGTGGGCGACTATGTTGAATCTTCATCGTATGATATCAATAACGTAGTGCGACACAGTGAACAATTATGGAGAGTAGTCAATCCAATATTGGGTGAAGATCCTTCTGTGGATTTCACCACTTTTGATAGTGCTGCTTTTGTGTATGATGCCGAATACAATTTACCAGATAATTTGTATCCAGATATAAAAATATTATTGAGAGGTGATTATGTTTTTCCAGCAGTAACCACAAACCACATGTTGATCAGAGCTTCTGCAAATCAATACAGAGGATCAGCAGTGGGAGACAAATTACAATTGATTTGGAATGATTTAACCACTCAATATCCCACAGGCAATGATCCTTTTGATGGCAATGCTCCAGGCATTGACAAAACATTCATTGATAGCAATCATGTGATTCAACACAAAGTGGATGAAATACTTAATATTGATTTGACAATTATTGCTGTGACCGTGGGAGATGTTGTGGAAACCAACACAGCTGAAGGAACTGTGTGTTATGTGCGTAAAGAAGGCACACGATCATTGATCTATTTGTCTAATATGAATGGTAAATTTGATGATTCAGGATCTTTAACTGTGGGAATATTAACTGTGGGTGATTACAACAGAGTGATTGCTGAAGATTATGACAGTTTGGGAGGTTGGTGGTACATAAATTTAGGATTCACTTTGACTTCTACGGAATTAAGTGATTCAAAAAAATCTTTGGTAATCCAAGACATAATCAAAGCAGCTGAATCTAGAACAGTTAAAAATTATTACAACATATTAGATACTCAAGCCACTCAAGCCATAGTATCACCCACAGCACCCACTGCTGCTTCTGAGATTTCTATTTTAAGTTACTACAAACAATTTAGTATTGCAGGTCAACCAGTGGTATCAGGCGTTCAAAATGACAATAGATATTTGATAAGGACACCTAAAACATTGAGTAATCAATTCACTATGCCTTATGTTTCGGACAGCAAAAAAACAGGTGTATGGTTGAACACTATTAGAACTGGAGATCCATTGGATCGATATGACATCAGTGACATATCACAAGATTTAACTTTTGAAGAAATAAACTCTTTTGGCACAGGCGATTCTTCTTTCCCAACTAAAAAAATCAATGATATATGGAATGGATGGATTCAAGTATTAGCACAAGCAGACGGATTGGGTACATTTTATGTGCCTCAATTGGGCAATACCATAGAAGATTCTGTGACTGGATCACAGGCAGAAGTTGCTTATGTTAAAACTATTGGATTTAATACTTTACAAATTTATATCAAAAATAAAACTGGAGATTTTTCATTAGGTTCCACACTGGGTGACACAGCTGATATCATTTTAAAAGGCATTCCTGATAGAACTGTGGGAGTATCACGAAGAAGTGAATTGGAAAATTCAGTCACAGGCAGTTTGTTTGTGTTTGAAGCAGCCAGTCTTTTAGAACCACAAAACAATACTTCTACATACAATTATGTGAATGGGTTGGAATATTGGTTCTGGGATGAAGACAAGCAAGACGGTGTTGCCAGATCCGCCAGCATACCTTCTGAAGAAAATAGAGATTATGTGCAAGTGTTTAACATACCTGTGGGTTCAGGAGCAGCATCTGCCTACACCAATGAAGGAGCATTTTTAGTGTATGAAAGAGCTGTGAATGGCACTTATAGTTTATACAGTGCTTACAGTACACCTGACACAACAACTGATGCCAAACTGGGTACTAAAATAAAAATCACTCAAAACGGCAATGAAACCACTGCATTTGTTTCTGATGAGTTCGGTGGCTCAGGAAGAATTTATTTCATAAAAAATAATTCCAGTCAAAAATGGCATTTGGGGGTGGATCCTCAATACACAGGAACATTTGATGCTTTACAAAGATATTACACAGATGATTTAGTGATATACAATGAACAAGTGTACAAAAGCACAACCAATCAAGGACCTTCAGCATTTGATCCGGATTTTTGGATTTTACAAACTAATGATGTGGAATATTTAGGTCATGTGCCCAATGACAGTGGTATAACATTGGATGGTGATTCCAGTCTTGATTTAATTAATATTTCAAAATTTGCCACAGACTTTGATGTGAGCAGCTCTGGTGGAGTGTTGGTTGCTTCTGTGAATTATACATCACCTAACAGAAACAAAGTAGTAATATACAAATTGTATGATGGAAGATATCAATACAGACAGACTATTTCACCTCCAGATGTTTCAGAAGACAACACAGAGTATGCTGTTTCAGTGGCTGTGAGCAGCGATGGTAAATTTATTGCTGTGGGCAGTCCAGCTGCTGATACAGATTACTCAGACATGGGGGTGGTATATGTGTATCAATTAGTGAATGGATCATATGTATTGAGTCAAACATTGAGCAGTCCACAACCTCAAACCAATGAACAGTTTGGAAAAAATTTAGATTTTGATGGCAATACTTTGGTTGTGTCCAGTGTGAATAGATTGGATGAATCTTCCAATGTTGTGCCATCAGGGTCAGTTTATATCTATGAAAATTTCAATGACACTTTTGTATATGCTGAAACTTTTGAATATGCCAACCAAATACTGGCAGACTTTGGAAGAGACATTTTAATCTCCAACAATCATGTGTATGTGTCATTGCCAAACTTTGATAACAATGAAGGACGCAATGGATTAGTGGTTGATTTTAGAAAAAATAGCAACACCAGCAGCTGGTTGGCACACAAATCTCCAGTGGACACTGTGGATTTGGAAAAAATCAAAGGCATATTCCTTTACAACACAAAAATTAATGAATTACTGAATAGATTGGATTATATAGATCCTATTCAAGGAAAAATTGCTGGGTTAGCTGAACAAGAATTGTATTACAAAACTTATTATGATCCTGCTGTTTACACTTTGGGCACTGCCGGAGTTAGTGTGGATGTCAACAACAGTTGGAGCAAAGATCAAGTGGGTAGACTATGGTGGGATTTAAGCACTGTGAAATTTTATGATCCTTATCAAGTTAATATTATCTATACCACCAACTATTGGAATAAAATTTTCCCAGGTTCTTCCATAGATGTATATGAATGGGTTGAATCCAAATACACTCCATCTCAATGGAATAAACTGGCTGACACCAAAGAAGGCACTGCTGTGGGTATTAGCGGAACAGCCAAATATGGAAACACAGTGTATGTGAGCCGACAATTGTATGATTCTACATCTGAAAGTTTCAGCACAAGATATTATTACTGGGTAAAAAATAAAAAAGTTTTACCAAATATAGAATTTAGAAAATTAAGTGCTTATGATGTGGCACAATTGATTGAAGACCCTAAAAAACAATCTTATAAATTTGTGGCATTACTGTCAAATAATAAATTTTCTTTGTATAACTGCAACAATTTAATGCAGAATGAAGATGTTGCTATTAATTTCCGTTACTGGACTATTGACAATCAAAACATTAATATTCACAATGAATATCAATTGATCAGTGAAGGTGTATCTTACAGTCGACCTAAAAAAGAAATTGAATCAGTATGGTTTAACAGTTTGATTGGCTATGATGAAAACTTTAAATCAGTGCCAGATGTTAATTTGAGTGTGAAATATCGTTATGGTACATTGAGAAAACCTCGTCAAAGTTGGTTTGTTAATAAAACTGAAGCTCTTAAACAAGTGGTTGAAAGAATCAATGATGTTCTATTGAAAAATCAAATTGTATCCAACTGTGATTTGACAAGATTAACAGAATCTGAAAAAATTCCAAGCACGGTTACTAGATTGTATGATTCAACCAAAGATACACTGTCTGAATTGCAATTCATAAACACCAATAAAATTAATCAAGCAGAATTAAGACCGATCATTCAAAATGGAAAAATAGTGGATGTGACTATTATTAATCCAGGATATGGATACAATGTTGTGCCCACTTATGAAATAGTAGACACTGTGGGATCTCAAGCAAAATTAACATTGACCATTGATGCTTTGGGCAAAATAAACAGTGTTACAGTGAATCAAGAAGGATCTAGTTACACAAATAACACAAGAATAGTTGTGAGAAAATACAGTGTGCTGGTTAATTCAGATTTAGAAGTGAACAACAAATGGGCTATTCACAGTTGGAATGAAGATGTTCAACAGTGGCAAAGAGTATTATCACAACGTTATGATGTGAATCAATATTGGAATTATATGGATTGGTATGCTGACGGATACAATCAGTTCACTGAAATAGATCACACTGTGTCAGCCAGTTATCAACTTCAATTGATAGATGATGTTGTGGGTGATGTGGTGAAAATTGAAAACATTGGCACTGGTGGATGGTTATTGTTGGAAAAAATTGACAATCAAGACAACGTAGACTACACAATTAATTACAAAACCATAGGTAGACAGAATGGAACCATTCAATTCTCTAGCAATTTGTATGACACCAGCACATCCACAGTAGGATACAACAGCACCAGTTTTGACGTGATAGTGTATGACAATCAACCAGTGATAGAAACTAGAACCATTTTAGAAACTGTAAGAGATTATGTTTTTATAGATGAGTTAGCAATTGAATACAATAAATTATTTTTCTCAAGTTTGAGATATGTGTTCAATGAACAATTGTTTGTGGATTGGGCATTCAAAACCAGTTTTGTTAAAGCCACTCACAATGTGGGAGAATTAACACAAAAAACAGTTTACAAAAATGACAACTTGTCCAATTATCAAGATTATATCAATGAAGTAAAACCTTACAAAACCAAAGTGAGAGAATACATCAGTGCTTATGAATCCACTGATCAATCTCAAACATTGACTACAGATTTTGATCTGCCGGCCACTTATGATTCAGCAACCAATCAAATCACCGTGAGCACAGCAAGAATGGTCAACGATCAAATAGTTGATTCTAATTTAACTGAAAATTATCCCAACAAACATTGGTTGGATAATGTGGGATTCAAAGTTACCGCTATCAAAATAGCCACAGTGGGCAGTGGATATTTGGGAACTCCGACCATAACCATCACAGGCGGCGGTGGCACAGGAGCCACAGCAAGAGCATTTGTGTCCAATGGTAGATTAACTAATATTCAAATAATAGATCAAGGATCTGGTTATCTATCAGCTCCTACAGTGAACATATCTGGCTCATTATCCACCACAGGTGTTGCTGGCAAAGCAGTGGCCATATTGGGAGATTCTTTGGTAAAATCCACTCACATAAGAGTTAAATTTGATAGAACCACAGGAACTTTATTGATAACAAATTTGAGCAGAACAGAAACATTCACCAGCAATGGATCTCAAATAAAATATCCGTTGAAATGGCCAATCAATCTAAAATCTACTAAGGTAAGAGTGATTGTTAATCAACGTCCTGCATTGTTTAGTGAATACATTTATAATAATGAACAAGATATCACTAAGTCATATGTGAGAAGCAAAGGTTATATTCAATTTGTGGATCCTCCTGTGAACGGATACAGCATTGAAATTCAATATGAAATTGATTCAAATGTGTTGCAAACTCAAGACAGGGTCAATCTATTGTATGAACCAACCACAGGACAACTGGGCAATGATCTGGCACAATTGATTGATGGAATAGATTACGGTGGAGTGGAAGTACGCAGTTTTGAATTTGGTGGTGGTGGTGGATTTGATGATGCTCCTTATTACACTGGAGTTTGGGATTCATATGACACTACCTATGATGATGAAGTGTTTAGATTGGATGGCAGCACCAACATATTCAATTTGAGTCAACCATTGGTGGATGGTGTCACATACAACATTTATAAAAATGGAGTAAGGATTGATGATCCTAACTACGGCACAGCAGAACCAGTGACCAATCCTAATGCACTGATGCAAACCATTCAGGGAGATGGATCTACCACAGTGATACACATAGATGAATCACTGATTCCCACAGTGAATGGTGACATCATTGTGATAAGAAAATCCACCAGTGATGGCAGTTTCTTGCCAGACCCAGATGCCTATGACACATTATTGTCGGGCGGTGATTTGGCTTACAGCACGGCCACAGGAATTTTAGCACAAGACATCATCGTGGATGGTGATGGGTTTGTGACTCCTACCACCAGCAAAGGTCCAGAAGAATTGGTGCCAGGACAAGTGTTGGACACTTTGGATATCCAAGTGTATGACAGATCAGGCGAAACAGGCAGCAGAATTTACAGTTACAATCATATTGCTGATGGAACCAACAATACATTCAATATTCAATCATTGCCACAGAGTCAAGATGCTGTGTTTGTGAAAGTGAATAATGTTATTTTAAACAATGATCAATATTCAACTGATTTTGAAAACAAAACAGTGATTTTAAATTCGACTCCTGCTGTGGGTTCCACAGTAAACATTGTGACCATGAGCATGAATGGAGAAAAAGTTGTTGACATTGACACATTCACTGGTGATGGTAGCACATTTATTTTTGTTACCAGAGCAGAATTCAACAACGATTACACCACTTATGTGCGTGTGAATGGTGAACCAGCAGCGTATGTGGTGGAAGAAACAGACAGTGGTTATCAAACAGCCAACAGAACATTAATAAGATTTGGAGCACCGCCAGCAGCTGGCAGTGTGATCAGTTATGTGGTGTATGCTAGTTCTAGCAAAACATTCAGTGAAGTTACCTATGATGATTTTGTGGGTGATGGCACAACTCGAGTT